GTCCGAAATCGCGGTCGCAGCCGCTTCACTGGCCCAAGATTGCATCTTGTCAGTCGCTGCTGAGTAATCGCCCGAAAGCCACATTTCGTCTTTCCGAAGACGCCCAAGCGAGTCAAAGAGAATGCGTTCATTCACTGTGCGACCAACTAGTTGGAACACACGGAGTTTGCTCAGCACTCTTCTCATGAATCGCTGGAGAGGCTTAAGGACGGTCATTCGCAGCGGCGGGCCCTTGGTGATCACACGAACTTTCAGAGCCTCCGCAAGTCCGAGCGGAGTCGCAATGTTCTCTTCCAAGGACGCTGCACGCAGCGCTCGAATGTAGAACTTCGCGAAATCCTCTGTGAGCCGGCTATCATCGAAAGCCAGCACTCGTCCGTTTTCACCCTGCTCCTCGTTGCCCAGAGCAGAAGCTTCTGCGAACCGCACGCCACCGTCAGACGACAGATCGCTGAAAAGCGCCTTGTGCTCCTCCAACAGAGCCGAAACAGCACCTCCACCCGATCGAGATCGGATGTAGTTTGCTGATGTGCTCGGAAAGAAGGGTACGACGCGGTCTTCGAAGCGGTAGCGATAGCCATCGAAAATTTCATGTACGGTGCGGAAAATCTGTTGCACCATCTTCTCACGAGTGAGATTCATGAAACCCGGATGGACATCCTTCTGCAAGCGAAGATCTCCAGCTTTCAAATCGTCAAGATCAGACCACAGCAAAGGTTGCGGAAGGCGAACTGGCAAATTGGCCTCGAGTTTCCCAGTGAGACTCTCGAAGGTAGACCGTTCGCCGGCCTTAACCGTGGATTTGTCAGGGCGAGGCATTCCTTTCTTTGAGTATAGCACGCCTGTTGTGAAGTTAAAGAACTTCACGGCGTCATCGTGCGACTCGCCTGCTTTGACTTTCAGCAATCGGACCCATCGGTGTGCTTTTCCACCAATGATTGCTGCCGCATGTTCAGTTGAAGAGCCATTCAGACCTTTTGGCAACGCTGGCAACTTCTGACCGTTCCAATACGAGAAGAAAGCCGCTGTCTTCCATTTCATGAAAGACATGGCACATTTCATCGTACCGCCCATTGCGCAAACCGACAATTCCCAGTGTCGGAGAGTGTTAACTGGCAAACCAGTATCACTTTTATAGCCGTGGAGCGAGAACAAGGTCAACAGCGTCGTCAATGACTCTTTGAGGTACTCGGAAACCGAAGGGGTGCACTTTGCAACACCGTCCTCCAGTTGTACTTCCCGTTGCATAGGAAGTTGGAGATTGTTTTGCGACCCTTCTACCATTGGGCCGCCATGTTCTTTGTTTTCGAAAGAAGGCATGGTGAGCGCAAGTAAACG